ACTTCTTCGGGTGCTGGAGTTATATTAGATGGCGGAAATGATTTTATTTACGTTGTTAACAGTTCTGGTTCTGGATGGGTAGAGATTGGGGCAAGTGGCGAAGTTATGGTATATGCAGAAGGCTCGTTAAATATGAGAACCGAGAAAGACTTCAATGTTCGAGCCGATAAAAATATAAATCTTGAAGCAAAAGAAAACGTCAATATTAAGAGCATCGAAGGAAATACTAAAGTTAATTCAGATAAAGAAATACATTTACGAAGTAAAGGCAATACAATGTTACAGACTGAATCAACTCTTAATGTGAATGTTGGAGTTAATGGTATTGTAACAACTGGTGGTAAATTGCACTTGAATGGTCCAACTGCACCAGAATCAGAACTTATTCTAGTTACAGAACATCCAGATATGCAAGATTTAGCATGTACAATAGTTAAAGATACTATTGTATCTGAAATGCCAACACACGAACCTTTTGTTAGACCTCATTCTAAAAAATTATCAACAAGCCAATTTGCAATAGATTCTGCTAGTGATAACGGCTTAGCAAGAGCAGGGATGCCCAGAAGTTCTTCTGGAAATCCACATCGATAGGAATATTAGACTATGATATATGATAAACGAAAAGGTTCATTACTAAATTACATTCAGTTACCATTGCATGTTATAACTGAGAATGGTACATTTTTGGGAACAGGATATCATACGAATGGTAATCCTACATATATACTATCGCATGTAAAAGTAGACATGGTAGATATAAAAGATTTGACATTCTCGTCAATGAGCAAAGATGCAATTATATTAGATAATAAACCCACACTCACAGTTAAAGATAACATAGTTGGATATAATTATAAAATATCTGATACTGAGATAAATTATGGTTATATTACTGTTTCGTCTACAAGAATAGATATCACAACCAATAAGATAACAAAAGGAATGGCAGATTTTATCTTAGAGAAACAATTAAGAAATATTGGTAATGTATTAGAGAGATTCGTTAAAGTAAAAATTTCACAACCACATTATGATGCATTATTGTATCATTTCTTTAATGAGGGGATTGACACTATAGAAAATAGTTCGATTGTTGCACTTATAAATGCACAAGACTGGTACTCAATAACAGACGAAATTCAAAAGAATATAAAAGAGAACGGAAAAGTAAACGAAACACTAGCAAGTCAAAAAATAAAAACTGCTAAATTGTTTAGTTTTGTTCCGGGATTTTAACGACTTGATATAACTTTATCTGCTAGACCAAATGCTACTGTTTCTTCAGCATCCAAGTAATTATCACGTTCCATCGCCGCAGTCAATTCATCGAATTTCTTTCCAGCAGTATTATGAGTTACATAGATTTGAGTTAATCTTTTCTTCATTTTCATAATCTCATCAACTTGAATCTTCATATCTGTTGCTTGTCCACCTGCACCACCACTTGGTTGATGTATCATAGTGCGACTGTTTGGCAATACATGTCGTTTTCCTTTAGCACCAGCCTGAGCAAGTAATGAACCCATTGAACATGCTTGACCCATCACAGTAGTTGCTACCGGACACTTAATAAACTGCATTGTATCGTAAATTGCCATGCCAGAGGTCACTGCACCACCCGGTGAATTGATGTAAAAATGTATATCTTTGTCTTGGTTTTCTGCTTCTAAGAATAATAACTGGGCACAGATTAAGTCTGCCTGATAGTCATTGATATCATTAGTCAAAAATAAGACTCTTTCTTTTAATAAACGAGAGAAAATATCGTAACTACGTTCTCCATTAGTTGATTGGTCTACGACCATTGGTACTAGATTTGGCATAAATTATTATCCTTTAGTATAATTAATAGTATTATTTAGTACTATAATAACAGAATTGCATCCATTTGTCAATCTAAAACTACGAATATTAAGAGGAGATAAATACATTTATAAATAAACTACAGAGAAAATAAAGTTATGCCACTATTCACAGGTTTTAGTACCAAAAATACAAATGCGATAAATCACGAGTTGCATGATAAGGACTTGGTGATTGAGGACCTTATGAATCATATCATGACCCGAAAAGGCGAACGAGTGATGTTGCCTACTTATGGGTCAATTATTCACGATATGATGTTTGAGCCGCTAACTGAAGAAACAACTGAGTTGATTGAAGAAGATTTAACAGACATTATAAATGATGACCCGAGATGTAGTTTTGTTAGCGTAGACATTACTGACTCGGACCACACAGTAAATGCTATGTTACGACTTAAAATATTGCCATCAAATGAGCCAATAGAGTTGAGTATAGACTTAGCAAGAGAATAACAGAGAGAATATTATGAGCCAAGAACGTACAGACAATTTATTCGCAAGTGAGAGTTGGACAACAGTTTATACTGCTTTCACTAACGTTAGTCTTAAGGCATATGACTTTGATACGATTAGAGCGGCCTTACTAGAATACACATCAAAGACCTATCCCGACAAATTCAATGACTTTATAGCAAGTTCAGAATTCATTGCAATTTTAGATTTAGTTGCATATCTAGGACACAGTTTAGCATTTAGACTAGACATGAACACTAGAGAAAACTTTATGGATACTGCTGAACGTAGAGCAAGTATTCTTCAGATGGCTAAAACTTTAGGATATAATAAGACACGCCCAATTAACGCAAAGGGCTTTATGAAGATTTCAAGTGTCACAACTACCGAAGATGTATTAGACAATGAAGGAGTCACTCTTGCTGGAAAAGTTATTAATTGGAACGACAGCAACAATATAGACTGGTATGAAAACTTTATCAGTATCTTAAATTCTTCTTTCTCTGGAACTACCAAAATTCAAAATCCTACATCTAAATTAACAATCGCAGATGTAGAACATTCTTTGTATGAAATTAACGAAGATGCAAATTCAAAAAATATAAACTATCCATTTTCTCCTAATGTAGGTGGAAAAACTAGAGACTTCGAAGCGGTTCGTGTAAAGATTGATGTGGCATCTTCAACGATTTATGAAGATGAACCAAATCTAAGCAACAATTTTACAATTATAAATCGTAATGATAATCTGGGCTCTGCTAGTGACAGAACAGGCTTCTTTGTCTTTGCAGTTGCTGGAGTATTAAATTCTAAAGATGAAAATTACACTACAACAATCTCAAACAGAACACAATCGATTAGAGATATTAATATATCAAACTCTGATGTATGGATACAAAAACTAGATTCACAAAGAGACTACGCTTCAAGTGTAGTAAAAGTAGATAATGATACACGTGAAACTGCAATTTATAATGCTTTACGAACTGGCTCTGGAGACCTTGTAAGTGTCAACTCAATAGAGAACAACGGAATTGAACTACAATATCCAGATGGTGTGTTTGGTAATGCCGCAACTGGTGTATATAGAACATGGTACAGAACAGTAGACAATGAAAACTTTACTGTAAACGCAAATGATATTACAAATCAAGTCATAACAATTCCATATACAGGAAGTGACAACAGAACATATAGATTAACTTTAACACTAACAAGTACTATAGATTTCACTGAGAACTATTCTGGCGAAACTTACGGAAGTATACGCAGAACTGCTCCAAGAAGTTACTACTCACAAGATAGAATGGTCAATGCACAAGATTATAACGTATATCCATTATCTCTTGGAACTAATATTGTTAGAAAAGTTAAATCGGTAAATACTTCTTTTGCAGGCAACTCTCGTTTTTATGAGATGGATGATGTTCTCGGACATCACTCAAACTTAAGTGTTACTGGTTCAGACGGCTCATTATTTGTCGAAGATGAAACCATAAAGATTCCATTAAGTTATAATAAATTACAAGGTAACAGTGATAACTTTATAAGAAACGAACTTACTAAAGCAATAAAACATCCAAGTTTTTTAAATTCCTTTTTTCACAAATATAGAGGAGATGTTAGTATTTTAGTTCCTTTAGCAAGGAACTATACATACGATACTAGTAATCAGATGAAGATTTTAGCACCAACAGTTGCAAACGTTGTAAATGAAGGTGATATTTTTGAATTATTATCAGCATCAGGAAAAACCACATGGGCAAAAGTTATGGAAGTCTCAGGAACTACTTATACACTAAACAAAGCAATCCAAGAAAATGGAACTATTGTAAACGTAGTAAGAGGATTGAGAACTAAATTTACAGAAGCAGAAATAACATCAATAAAAACTAAAGTCGATAGTGTTAGTGAAGAAACATTTACAATAAAATATGCAATAAAAACAGGTGAAACAAATTTATGGGAATGGCAATTACATACGATATCAGGAACTCCAACAGAATGCCATGTAGTGTTTAACTACAGTTCTGGTATTAGAGACAATGAATCAGAATATGTAGCAACATTCACAGGTAAAAAAATAGCATTTGAAAGTAGAGACCAAGTCAAGTTCTTCTATGGTAACACCACAGACGTAATTGATAATGAAACTAACTTATCAACGAGAGATGCAATATATCTAAACTATCTAACAACTGGTGGAACTAGTTCTGGTTTTGGTACCACAACAGGTGACGCAATTACTGTAGGACAAGCACCAGTAACGAACTCATCAGTATATAATACAGTTGGTGCAGAATTTGATGCTGAGTTTCAATACACTGGAGCAAGAGAATCATATGAGTTTGCAGAAAATTCAGCAGTTGGAGTTTCAGGCACAGCATATACTCATTCTTTGATATCGCCAGATGGATTAGAATATCCATTACTAGCATCACACATAATTGCGCCAACGTCAGCATCAGGTAAAATTATTGGCGATGCTACAGATTTAGGAGACGGCATAGACAAACTTCAATTAAGAATTGATGACTTGTCAACAATAACGTCCTTATCCAGTACTATAGGATTAGACAGTCCAGTTACAGCATCTTCAGAAACTAATACTTCTCTGACAAATATTACTATAAATTATGAAGGTGAACCTGGAGATATAAAAACTTTAGCAAACGCAGACAGTTCTTTTACAACTATCAGTACTAGTGACCTTACTACTTTTGGCTTTAAAGGAAAAATATCTTTAGATTATTTTAACACGGCTTCTGCAACTAGCAATTGGGTTTTTAGAGACAACTCTGATGCCGCAGAACAAAATGATATGGTAGTAACTTATGCATCAGGAATATCAGAATATACATTTGTGTTACCTTGGCAAACAACATTCCAAATCAACACACTTGACGATGACATAGATTTCAAACAGTATGCTTATGGAGAATTCTCAATAACAAGTGCAACTGCACTTACAACTAGTAATATACTACTTAGAACGGAAACTGGAGCATTTATTGATGCCGCCCACACTACAGTTACAAATACTTCAGGCAATACATATAAAGTTATTTTCTGGACATATGCAATTTCAGTTGGCGACCTAATTGACGTGTTTGTTGGTACGCCGACAACATTAACTGATATTGCAGATTACTCAGTGAGAGTTAAAGCATCATTTGATTTAGCAACACAAACAAATACAACAACAGCAATATATAAGTCTATGGCATCATATGTATATGATGATTACTTGACAGGTGCTGGTTATAAAGATAATACAAAAGTTAAACTATTCGCATCAAATGTTGATGACCATCCATATAGTATTCTGGATATTACTGCTAGTCAGAAGATTGTATTAGAAAGTTATATAGAAAATAACATAACATACGAAAGAGCATCAAAGGTTGCAATAGCGGCCGCACAAGATTCTGGACCAACAGTCCCAGATGAATCAGTACCATCAACTGCTACATTGTGGTTTAACTCAACAAATAGTACATGGTATAAACGTATAGGTGGTGTTTGGAATTCAAGTTTCACATATACAAGTGCAGGTGGTGATGATATAGTATATAACACAGTTACTTACTCAGTAAAAGAAGGAATAACTTTCGTTGAAGATAACTTTGCAAGTTTCAGATGGGAACATTATGCAGATGTAGACAAACGAATAGACCCTAGTACAAGTAACATTGTTGACATGTATGTATTAACTTCAGATTACGTAAGAAACGTAGAAAAATGGATAGCAAACAACTTTACAACTTCTATGCCAGTTGCTCCTAATAACTTTGAATTATCAAAAATAATGGACACAATTGAGCCTAAGGCAGCCATCGCTGACCACGTTGCTTATATTCCAGTAGAGTTTAAATACTTGTTCGGTTCATATGCTGAAGACGAGAATCAAGCAATATTTAAAGTTATTAAAAGATTAGGTGTAGGTTATACTGATAGTGAAATAAAAACAGAAGTATCTAAAAAAGTAAATGAATATTTTGCAATTGATAACTGGGACTTCGGTGCTACATTCTACTTCTCAGAACTTGCGGCATACTTACATAAAGAACTAGGAGATTATATTTCAAGTGTAGTAATTACACCAAAATATTCTTCAAATGAATTTACAAACTTATTAAGCATCTCATG